GCAGATCAAAACACTTTTACCGTAACAGCTTCTTCAAGTGGAACAAATAGCGGAAATGTAACTGCAACTGTTTCTGGCGCAAAACAATTTGTTTGCGAAAGTTGGACAAAATCAATTCCCTACAACAATAGAGCTAAATTAAGTTGCACTTTTAGAGAGGTGTTTGAGCCATGAGTTCAAGTGTTATCAGTGATATTCAATCCATAAATCCATCTTCAATAATTGAACTTTTTGCACTTACAACAACAGCAGCTTTACACGGCTCTGCTACAACATATAGATTTCATGCGGGTTCAAGTTTAAATTCAAATGGTGAGATTGTATGGGCTGGCAATACATACCAAAGATTTCCTGTACAGGCAGAAGGTTTTGCGTATCAAAAAGGCCAGATACCAAGACCAACTCTAACTGTAAGCAATGCTCTTGGCACGATTACATCAATACTTTTGACAGTTAACCAAACGACAACTGGTAATGATTTAACAGGTGCAACAGTAACAAGAATTAGAACACTCGCAAAATTTATTGATGCTGCTAATTTTGCTGGTAATGTAAATCCTTATGGAACACCAGACCCAAACGCAGAATTTCCACAAGAAATATATTCTATTGATAGAAAATCTCAAGAAACAAGGGATGTAGTTGTTTTTGAATTAGCTGCACCTATTGATCTTATTGGTGTTCGTGCGCCAAAAAGACAATGCACAAGGGCTGAATTTCCTAGTATTGGATTAGCTGTTTAATGACTTGGAAAGATGACGCATTGCTTCACGCCAAGGAACAAGACCCAAAAGAATCTTGCGGTCTTTTATTAAATATTCGCGGAAAAGAAAAATATTTTCCTTGTCAAAATTTATCAATAACCTCCCATCAATGCTTCATAATGAATCCAGAAGATTTTGTAAAAGGGGATGAACTTGGAGAAATTATTGGAATAGTCCATTCGCACCCGATTACACCGCCCGTTGCTTCAGAAGCCGATAAAATAAGCTGTGAAGATTCAAATTTGCCTTGGTATATTGTCAACCCCAAAACAGAAACTTGGGGATATTACGAGCCTTGTGGGTTTAAAGCGCCTTTACTAGGAAGAACTTGGGTTTGGGGTGTTACTGATTGTTTGAGTTTGGTGGAAGATTGGTATTTGCAAGAAAAAGGAATTTCTTTTAAAAAGGCTACAAGACCTTTAACACCTGAAATATTTCATGAAAATCCACAATCAAAAGAAGATGGAGATTTCAATAATTATTTAATTACAGCGGGTTTTCGTTTATTAACACCAGACGAAAAACTACAAAATGGCGATGTTTTGGCGATGAGTATTTTAGGCAAAGGTTTAAATCATGTTGGAATTTTTATAGATGGTGATGTTTTGCATCATTTAGGAGATAGACTATCTTGTAAAGAACCATACAATCCTTGGTTGTTAAAATGTACAGGGGGTCGGTATCGTTATGATGCGTA